TGTTTGGTACTTCTAAGTCAACAGCAGATTCCATAATTTGTTTTATTTTATCTGCGTTGTCTGTAACTGATATATCAAGTTCATCATGCACTTGTATATGCGGTATGATTCCTTCTTTATATAATTCTATCATAGCTTTTTTTGTCATGTCGGCTGCCGATCCTTGTATTAATCTATTTAAAGCTTTGTATGTGTAAGCACGTTTAATTCCTGGTCCGTGTTCCAAGAGCGCTGCATCATGTGGTAATGCTTTGTGAATACCAAATTGATTAGGCTCCCACAGGTGAAACCTGCACAGTCTACCTAGCAACGTTCTTATCTTACCAGAGTCTTGTGCTCTATTCATAACATTGTCCATAAGTTTTTTAACAAATGGTACTTTGTTATGGTACTGTCTAAATAAATCTTCAGCTTTTTGTTTATTGATTCCTAGTTCTGCTTGTAGTTTATTTTTTCCCATACCATAGAACAGACCAAGGTTTATAGTCTTGGCCTGTGATCTAGGTATCTCTGCCATGTCTGCCACGATAGTATGGAAATCGGCATCGCCTTCACGGTAGGCTTCCAATACTTCGTCCACTCCATAGAGATTCTGTAAAGCAGCATAATGCACTACCAACCTAGGCTCTTGCTGAGAATAGTCAAATACACCCCATCTATGGCCCTCCTCGGGTATAAATAATGACCTTATTTTAGGTCCGATGTCTTTGTTTCTAGCTGGTAGCTGCTGTAAATTAGGGTTAGAATAGCTAAATCTACCGGTCACAGTTCCGCCATTATCAGATCTGAGCTGGTTTATTTCAGCATGTATTCTTCCTTTATGATTATGTTTTAATATGGTATCAATGAACGTGGTATGGGCCTTGTTGATTTCACGGGCTTGGGCAATCAGTTTCACAGTTGGGTGGGGGTGATTCTGTAAAAAGTTTTTTGTAAATGATGGAGAATTTGTTTTTTCGGTTCGGTCAAATGGTAGGCGAAGTTTTTCAAAGACTTGCGCAATGGATCTCGCTGCCCATATTTGAACATCTACTGACGTTTCTTTTTTTACTTTTTGCAAGCACTCTTTTTCTTGTAATGATAGTGTGTTTTTTAATTCAGTCGCTGCTTGAATATCTACACGCACTCCTAAAAATCGCATATCGACGAGGCAAGGAAATAGTTCTGTCTCTAAATCAAAAATAGAATTAATATCTTGAAAGTTAATTTCTTTCTTAAGTTCTTGCCAAAGACCTAATGTAATACTAGCGTCAGCTTCTGCATATTCACCAACGTAAAGCGCAGGTAGTTTATACATTTCTGCTTTAGGGTCAACTCCCCAAGACTTCGCAGCTTCATATAAATGTGTTTCACTTTTTGTTTTTCCAGTGTATCTTTTAGAACAGTTGTTTAAGTCATAACGCATTTGATTTTCATCAACAAGGGCCGATGCAATCATCGTGTCTATTATTTTACCGTTCACACTTAAACCACTCGCGCGAATCCAACACACGTCATACATGGCGTTGTGAAATATTTTATCTGCAGGTGTTTTCAATACATCTTGAAACCAACCTAAAACTTTTTTCTTATCCATGTTACCACCACCTTCGTGAGCAACTGGATAATAACCAGCCCAGTCATGCACAGCAACAGAAACACCAACAATATTACCATTACCTATTACAGAACCAGACCCCATTTTCATTAGGTCAGGATCTTTAGTCTCTAGATCAATTGCAATTTCATCGTATTTAGATAGGTTAGGAAATTCTGTAGGTGGCACCCATTCTGTTTGTGGTGCAAACATAGGTTTTTGTATCACTTGTAATCCCTCTCTATTATCATTTCTATAAAGTGTATCGCTTTCAATAGATCTTGTTTCTTTCCCTTGTCTCTATGTCTTATTATATATTTTATAGCACATCCTTCCGGATATAACAACTCATTCTCAACTACAAACTTGCTCGGCTGAATTTTATATTTTTGATAATGTGATCCTCCGTGCTGCTTGTCCCATACATCACTCATACGTCCTCCATTGGAAAAGATTTTTCATAATCTTTTGGTCTTATTATATGTAAGTTTTCTTTTGTTCTTGTTGCTCCTACGTAAAACAATCTAGTTTCATCATCTGGATTTTTTCTGTAAGATTTGTTTGTGTTATGTGTTAAGTCAGTCAACAACATAACATTATCTTCTTCACCACCTTTAACGCTGTGGATTGTAGATAATTTTATTCTTGGTGATTCTTTTAAATTCTCACCATTTCTACGCATACTACGTATGTAATTTATTGTTCTAAAATTTAAATCGTCAAATGCATCGAACCAAACTTTGTCTGTTTTAATTTTTGTATCTGATAGTGCGTAAAAACTTTCTTTTGCCATACCTTTTAAAAAATTTTTATTTAAAGTCTTTGGTGATATGTAGCTACAAATTCTTTCTATTTGTTTATAACTTAGTGGTTGTCCTTTTCTCCCTGCTTCATAATCAGCTGCAGCTTCGGCTGCTTCTTTTTCAGGCATTGATTTAAATCTGTTTTCAAAATACCAACCACGTTCTCGCATTTCATCTTCTATATCATTCAACATAAATCTAGTTCTAGTCAACACCAACCAGTTACCTGATGACATGTCTACGTCTTTAATGTCATCATGAAACCTCAAAGAACCTTGATGGTCCCTAGGTGCCCATTCTTTGTATCTTCTGTTTGATACACGTTTAATTATATCTAGTGCAAAGTTATGTATTGCTCTTGGTATTCTTCGTGACTGTGTAAGATTTAATAGTTTACCTTTTTGTGTAATAAAAGAATCTACATCTGCACCAGCCCATCTAAAAATAGCCTGGTCATCATCCCCTGCAATAAAAGAATCTGTTGTTTTATCCCAAATAGTTTTAGCCATGTTCCATTGCATCATCGATAGATCTTGTGCTTCATCAATAAACACAACGTCAAACTTTGGAGACTTGTCTGATTTTATAAATTCTAAAATCATATCGTTGTAGTCAATTAAATTGTTTTCTTGTTTGTATCTTGTCAGCTCATTACTTAAATGCACTAACGTATCGTAATCTATTTCTGTTGTGTGATCTCCAAGTTTTACTTGTTGGTCTAATGTAATGTTTCTTAGTTTTGCTAAATTAATTATACGCAGGTAATCTGATTTAGTTGTAAACAAACCTGTCTCTTCTTCATCATATTCGTTGTAGTCAATAAACAAATTTAATTTTCTACCAAGATCTTCGTAATGTCTTTGCTGCATAACTTGGTCTTTGTTTACCCCAAGTCTTCTAAATGCTAACGAGTGCATCGTTCTAAAGTATGGTAGGTCGTCTTCAGAATAATTAAATTTATCCATAGCTCTAGACTTGGCTTCGTTTGCTGCTTTTTTTGTAAATGCAAAATAACCTATACGATCTGGATCTGTATTTTTAAGATAGTCCTCTACTTGATTCAACAAAGTGTGGGTCTTGCCTGTTCCTGGTGGTCCTAATACAATTGTTTTCATTAGAATGGCACCTCCTCTTTTAATTTCTTTTGTGTAAACTGTTCGTCTGGTTTATCAAACATGTCAACTTTCATAATAGATGGTTTCTTTTTACCAATCTGCATACGTCCTTCTTCACAACCACAATGTTCTTTTAACATTTGTTGTGTGACCTGGTAGTCTTCTTTCCATTTCTTTTTAGTTAAATGACCGTGAAAGAATCTATGAAACGTAAATACGTGTTTGTCGTTCTCTGTATACACCGCACCATTTAAAATATCTTTTCTTGTAACAGATCCAATTGATCTTTGTAGGCAGTAGTCTTCTAAATGATTGCTTAGTTGATCTATTTTTGACGATCCTTCTGGTGCATCAACTTCTTCTACACCTTGTAAAAGCATGTCAATGTATGTTTCAAATTCTTTTGTAGTAACTCTTTTTGGTTTTTTATTTAATTGTTTTGCAACTGTTCTTCTAAACAATCGCTGTTCCATAAGATAGTCTATTGTATCTAACTTAACTCTATCACCATCTACGTTAACCCAATAGTATGGTTCATCTAATAAAACTTTTTGTAAGTCAGATAGTATAGGAAAAACAGACTCACCACCTATACCAAACTTTCTAGTTCTGCATAAATTTTTATCACAAAAATTACACATAGGGTCCTCATTACATTTAAACCCTAGTTCTTTACCGTCGTTAAACTTTATTTTACCCTGTACTATTTTATCTTCGAGTGGTCCTTCAGGATGTGATGAAAAATATTTATAGTTAAATGCATTTATTTTACCCTGCCAACTTTCTGGCCATTTTCTTTTTGCGTACTGTATGTATTGATAAAGTATTCTATCTCTACCATCTTTTATTTCTGTCTGTGTAATTGTTTCTAGACAAGGTGGGCCGTCACCAAATTCTGACTCTGGTCTTTTTACCTCTAATGCTTCTAGTTGTTCTGGTGTAACTTTTTTTAATTCATACAAATTAAAAAAGCCATCTAGATTAACAGCTTCTGCGTTTTGATTAAAGCAATATCTTGTTGTGTTGTCACCATTAAAGTATGGCAAGTTCAGAAAATTTCCTGTATCATCTTTCGATTTTAATTCTACTTGTTTTGGAAATACTTCTGAACCGCCGTATCCAAGCACAGCACTTATGGATAATAGTTTGTCTCGCATTTGTTTTGCTTCGACAAATACTGTTGTAAATAAAAATACGTGAGCACCACCTGATTTAGATCTAAATACTAACAGTGGTAAATTTAGTTTATCAATTTTGTTTATTAAATTTTTGTGATCAAATCCTGCGTAAGAATCTATATCAATACAACCCCATTTACATTTGTTGTCATCGTTAATTGGAATAATACCTAGACTAGGTTCTACGCCTTGTAAGTGAGTCTGCCACAATTCATTTGTAACTGGTTCTCTCACTACAAAGGATTTACCTTTTATTTTTTGACCATCGGCACCTTTCTTGTCTACGAATGTTTTACCATGCGCGCGTGCCAATCCCGTGAATATTTCTACGAACCGATTCATATTTTATAACGGGCGGATCCACTCTCGCTTAGCCGCCCGATTCCAAGGAATTAGTATGGAGTTTCCTCTTTGTCTTCAGTGCCGTATTTTGGTTGTGACTCACCTTTACCAACACTTAGTGCAAAATTTTTAGCCATGCCATAAAGGTCTTCCTTTTCAACAGGTCCTTTTTTGGACACATCCCAACCAAACCATGTTCCTTTGTCGTTTGACATTTGAACAGTTTTTAAATTGTAAATGTGGCTGTATGTAGGCGGAGTAAACAATCCGTTCTTACCCTGCATTTTAATACCCATCATCATTGAGTTCCATTTTCTACTAACTTTAAGTTGAGTAGATTTCATAGAAAGCAAAGCTGTCTGTGGATTTTTTCCACACAACAGAACAAAATGGTTTGCAGTGTTTTCAAGATAGTTTCCGTTTGGTAATCTATCTTTGTAACCTTTGTCTCTGGTTGTTGTACTCACAATATCACTGTCAGCTTCGTGAATTGCAACAGGTGCACCACTGCTGGTACCTCTGTCTTGCCATTCGATGTATTGTCTTTTGTAGTGACAAGGAATTACATCAATGTCATCAAACAATTCATTTGTAACAGTGTTTATTATTTTGCCGGGCTCTGCGCCTTCGACATATTTGCCATCCCGTTTATTGACTTCGGGAGATAGCTGTCCCAGAATTTTTAAGAAAGGTAACGCAAGATCTTCTTGCGATATATTCTGAGCACCTTGATTAGCATCAGCTTCAAATAGATTAGTTGCTAATGCTCCTTCTTTTTTTGTTGCTACTTGGTTCATTGTTATTTGTTCCTTTTTATTGTTGTTTTATTCTCTGAGAAAACCCCAAAGAGTTCCGTTGGCATTTCTTTACCTGCCTCAATACGCTCACGGACTAACGCTTTAAGAGTCATGGGTTCAACCTTCAACTTTTGTGTTGGTTGATACCCACGCTCTTGTGCAAGAGCAGCATAATCAGCTGCCTTGTTATCTTCGTTGCGACCAAAAGATACGGATATCTCGTTTTTGATTATATCTCCTAGTCCATTGTTACGAAGCCATGTAAACGCCGCTTCTTTATTTGCTTCCGTTATGGTAGCTCGATACGACGTTGCGACTTTAAGATGTGAACCATCTTGAAGTTTTAATTCTGCTAAACCCATCTCAGACATCATGGTTGGTATAACTTCACCCGATATATGTTGATAAGCTTTTTTTAAGTCTTTTAAATTTTGTTCACTTGTTTCTATTCTTTTATTTAAACCTTCTAGTCTTTCTACTTGATCTGCAAGAGATTGAATATTTTCAGTTCTACTCATTGCATCTTGTTGATCTTGTTCAAAGTCTATTGAATTTTTAAATTTAATTTGTTGTTTTATTGACATTCAACCTCCAAATCTATCTGCATTTTAGGAAGTAACTCAAAAAGATCTCGTAAATTATCTTCGCTGTACCTCTCATTGAAGTCTATAATACCTCCATCAACAACCAGCCCTGGAGGAACATTGTTTAATTTAGTAACCTTAAATAGTCCGGTTTGTAATTGTATCATTGTTATTTTTCTACTCATCGATTTCTCCTTTCTCGTATAAATTAATTTCGATAGGATAATATTTTCTTTCTTGTTTATCCCATTTGAGTAAATTGTATTTGCCACCTGTAATATCAGACACAATAGAACATGCAACACCTATGATGGCTGGGTCACCTGTAAGTAATAAAAAATCTCTTTTTTTAAAATTTTTTAAACCTTGTCTCAACTTATATATAAGAGGACCTGGTGAAAAAATTATTTGAGAAAATTCTGGCAATAAAAATTTAAACTGACCGTAGTTTGATGCACCCATAATATTTATTTTTGGGTTACCCGCACGCGTTCCAGCAATTTCTTGTATCACGTGTACTGTTGATACATAATTATTTCTTACTGCTTCGTATTTCGTACTTTCTGACATACTTGACAATATAGCGATCCTATATTATATGTCAAGTACAGAAAGAAAAAATATGAATTATAGATTTAGGATGAAACCATACAAGCATCAATTGACTGCTTTAGAAAAGTCATGGAATAAAGAAACGTACGCGTATTTTATGGAAATGGGTACAGGCAAAACAAAAGTATTAATAGATAATATGTCTATGCTTTACGATAAGGGTAAAGTAGACGGTGCTTTAATTATTGCACCAAAAGGTGTAGTTGGCACTTGGTACAACCAAGAGTTGCCTACACATTTACCAAAACATATAGAAAATGTGACTGTATTGTGGCAATCAAATATTACAAAAAAACAAGAAGAAAAACTAGAAAGTTTATTTGAAATAGAAACCGCATTACATATTTTAATTATGAATGTTGAAGCTTTGTCTACAGATAAAGGAGTTAAGTTTGCAGCTAAATTTTTAAATTCACACAAAGTTTTAATGGCTATTGATGAGTCTACAACAATCAAAACACCTACAGCTAAAAGAACAAAAAATATTGTAGATTTAGGAAAAACAGCAAAGTACAGACGTATTATGACTGGTTCTCCCGTTACAAAAAATCCACTAGATTTATTTACTCAATGTGAGTTTTTAGATACATGGCTGTTAAATTTTACATCTTATTATGCATTTAGAAATAGATATGCAGAAATGAAAACATTACATATGCATGGCAGGCAAATACAAGTAGTTAACGGTTTTAAAAATCTTGCAGAATTATCTGATAAATTAAAAAATTTTTCTTATCGTGTATTAAAAGAAGATTGTTTAGATTTACCAGATAAAATTTATATGAAACGTCAAATTAAATTAACCAAAGAACAACAAAAAGTTTATGATCAAATGAAAAAAGAAGCATTGGCTTTTTTCAATGGTAAAAGAGTTACAACTGTAAGTGCATTAACTCAATTAATGAGACTACATCAAATAACTTGTGGTCATTTTACATCTGATGATGGTTCTACTCAGGTTATCAAGAATAACAGAATAAACGAACTAATGGATGTATTAGATGAAATAGAGGGTAAAGCTATTATCTGGGCACATTATCAACATGATATTGCTAGCATAATAAAAGAAGTAGAAAAGGTCCATGGTCCGAGTTCCATTGTTGACTATTATGGACTAACACCCCAAGAAAAAAGACAACCTAATATAAAAAAATTTCAT